TTAGCGACTACTGCAGTCAGTGCTTGTTCGGCTGGTTGATTTCGCCGTGCATACGCGGCGCGCGGAAATCGTCCATCCACGAACCGACGTTGCCGTAGAACGTGGTGATCTTGTGGCCGGTGCCCGTATCGCGGGTCACGGCGCGCAAACCACCTTCCGGCGAAACGGCCGGGTTGACGGCGGCGCCCATCGCATCGGCGTAGATTGCAGCCTCTGCGATGTCGAACACCGAAGCATCGAGCTTCGACAGGTCCACGTCCTTCCATGCAGCGCTATGCGACTTCATCGGCGCAGCAAGGCGCTTGCGGTAGGCCAGAAGGTCTTCGCCGTTCAGCGGGCGATTGGCCGACTTGCCGAACGCCGAATAAACGCTGTCGGCCTTGGCTTGCGCGTCGGCCATTGCTGCATACTCAGCGTCACCCAGGGGCTTCGGCGACAGGCGCGCCGTTTCGACGAGCAACTTTTCGAGTTGCGACACGCGATCAAGCAGGACGCTTTCGCGCTTTGCTGCATCGGCTTTCGCTTCTTCTTCCTTCGCTTCTGCCTTCAACTTCGCGGCCTCCGCTTCCTTGTCCTTGGCGTCGTCGTCGGCTTTCTTGCCGTCCGAGTCCGCCTTCTTGTCGGCGACCGACATTTCGTCACCCGGCATTGCGTCGGCCTTCTTGTCGTTCTTGTCGCCGTCATACGAGTCCATGCGCTTGCACAGAGAATCGACAGCGGACATCAGCTTTTCCCATTTGTCGGAATCGGCCTTAGCCTTTTCTTCTTCGGCATCAGCTTTCGCCTTTTCCTCAGCGTCGGCCTTGGCCTTTGCTTCGAGTGCATCCTTCGCCTCGGCGTCCGCCTTGGCCTTACGCTCTTCTTCAGTCATCTCAGGTTCCTGAACGTTAGTGGTAGATACGCCAGTAGGCGGACCGCCCTTGTCCCACACGCCAACCTCGCAGATCGCGATGTGGTCGAGCAGTTTTGGGTTTCCCTCTATAAGACCCTTCTCGCCGTTGTCGAGGGTTACAACGGTGTTTTCCAGCTTCGGATTGCGGAACACGACGTTGGGCGACGTGGACAATTGCTCGTTCGACATCATCGTCGCCGCGGCTTCGTTGTAGATGCGGACGATCGCCCAGACCTCGTCGCCCTTGATGTAGGGCAACATGACCGATCCAACCGAGCGCTTCTTGAACTCTTCCGAATTTAGGTTGCTGTTCTCTGGATGGTCGACGATGACCGGCAGGCCATTGCAGCGCGCCAGGAAATCATCGTTGAGGTATCCCTCTGGCGGTCGATAGACGTATTCCTCGTCCTTCGATCGGTACGATGTCCCCGTTCCCGTGATGCGAATATCGAATAACCACATGTTCACGAAGAACTGCGGCGACGAATACTCGCCAGCGACCATCGCTCGCGCGAGGTCCGTCTCTGTCATGTGCGCTTTGCGGATCGCCTTGAACGCGTCAGACTCAAGCACAAAGAGGCAGCCAGGATGCAATGGCTCAGGCCGTGAGCCGAGCGGCGACCAGACGAACTCAGTGCTTTCATCGCTCAGTGCGACGTCGAATGGCCGGCACTCGTGATAGAACGTCGTGAACTCTACGTCGCCGTCGCTTGTCGTGCCGAGCTTGATCAGTTTTTCCGGTTCATACCCAGATTCTTCTCGTGTTTCACGTCGGGCAGCTTCTTCTGGCGTTTCACCAACTTCGATGTGGCCGCCAGGGAATGCCCACTCGCCAGGGTGATCGCCGCCATTGCCGCGGCGTAGGAACAGTACATTGCCGTCAGCGACGATCAGCGTTCCCGCAGCCTTGACCGTGTCGCCAAGACTGTATGCATCGCCATCGTCGGCCGAATCAGCCCTGGCACCGTGCTCGCCGTATTGAACGCGCACAACAACCGGATCGGTCGGGGATTTTGGCGGCACCACACCAACAACCTTCATCTTGGCATCGCGCGGCAGCAATATTTCCCTTTCGTGTGCGTTGCGAGAATGTTCGGCCATATCAATGCCGGTAGCGCCTTCGCCAGTCTCGATCTTGAGCACCACGCCGCCCATTCCGATCATCTTGGCAACGCCAGCCGACTGCGAGGTCGAAGCGAACGCCGGATCGGAAATCGTCATCCCCTTGTTGATTTCTCCGTTGGGGAACAACTTCTTTGCCGCATCACGCGACATGCCGCGATAGAGCGTCGTTCCGCTAGAAAGCGGACTTTTCGAGATTGCACTATCCAGCCGTTTGACCGATGGATCGCTGGCGTTGCCGTCGCGAAGTTCCTTGTTGACGCGCAAGAAGTCATCGCCCGAATAAGACGAAAGGGTTGATTTCTCGTCTGAGGTCAACTTTCCGCTACCGCCGCCCGAGCCAAACTTACCATCGGCTCCGCGCGGGTGATCGGACTCATTGAATTCAGCGTCAGCCTTTCTGGCCACGCTATACGCAATCGCTACCGCCTGCTTCGGATCTTTCCCCGCGTCGATTTCGGTCGCAATATTCTTGCTGATCGCCTCTTTGCTCGATCCTTCTTCTAATGGCATATCAAGCCCTCATTGCTGCGATCTTCGCGCGCACGGCGGCAAGTTCATCCTTGCCTTTCTGGGTGATCATGTCGTCCGGCAAGTCCCGGAGGTTGTATAGGTACTCATAGCTGCACGAGCAATACACTTCCTCTGCAGGCTGCGTTATCTGATCGGTGTAACCGGCGGGGCCGACCTTCATGAACCCCTTCTCGATGGCCCAATTGCTGCGGATCGCATAGACTCTGCCGTCGCGCTCTTTGTGATCGGGGCGGAAGTTGTAGCCGGCGCGCCTGAACTGCGAATGCCATCGGGCGGCAATTGCGCCGCCGTCCGTCGCGATGATGTCGTTGAGCGAACTGACAAACTTGGCCGACTGATCAATCACACATCGGCGCTCTTCAAACGACAGCGAGGTCAGCGCCTTGCGGATGTTGTCCTTGACGTCCTTCGTTTCGACCGCACGACTTCCGCCGGCGGGGATCGATGAAGCCCATCCAGCGAAGCGTTGCGCTGTCTTCTCGACCATCGCCTCACGGTTCAACTTGATGAGGCTGCGGGAGACCATCATGCGACGGTCCAGTTCGCCGCGCAATTTGGGCTTCAGTCGGTCGATCGTGAAACGCGGCACGCCCGGATGTTTCTTCAGGATCTGACCGTCGTCGACCATCCGCTTGTAGATGCTGCCGAGTGCGCGCGTCAGCTGCTCATTCAGCACACTTTCAGGCGTGAGGCTTTCGGCTGCAGCACGGCGAATACGGTCCGTCCAGTACTGCAACCGTTCCACGCTGTCGAATCCGTTCTCCTCAAAATCCCTGATCGCGGCGGTGACGGTTTCGAAGAAAGTTGCCATCAGGAGCGGCCGGAGAATGGAGGCGGAGCGTCAGGATTTTCGGGAGGCGTGGGCGGCACGTAACTCCTCAGATCATCGTAATCAAGTTCCAGCGGATTCGAGAACAGGTGCTTCGACTCGTTGATGTTGCTGGCCGCCCATTCGACCAACCTGGCCTTGTTGTCCGGGTCGAGGTTGGGTAGAAGCACTTCGATCGCTGCGATGATGCTTTTGAGCTTGATGTCGTCGACTTCGACGAGCTTCGATTCCGGCTCCACGAGGAGGGAAGGCCATTCAGCCTCGAAAGCATTCGCCCAGTCGTAGAACGCCTTGTGGTACGGGACGTTCTTGTATTCTGGAACCTCAGCTTGGATCGTCTTGTAAAACTCCTCAGTCCACGCAAGCCGCATCACGATCCGATCAAAGAACGTGAAGATAGGCTTTGCCGTCTGCTGCTCGTGCTCGATGTAGCGAACAATGTCCTTGGCGTCTTCCGTGCCTTCGCCGAATCCTTCCGCGTACGACTCGGAGTTGAGCAACTTGGCTGGCTGCGGGACAGCAGCAGCGATGTTCTCGAGGATGTTCTTCCGGGCCGTTGTGAGTGCACCGTCAGCGTTCAGCAGATTCAGCGTCTCAATTCCCTCTTCGGGAGTAATGTTGATGACGTTGTTGGTCTGCGCCTCCTTGACGACGTTTCGCTTGATCCCCTGAAACACAGCCATCGCGCGGTCGGCGATCGATCCGGCCTGTTTCATCTTGGCGACGATGACGCCGACCTTGCGGGCCACCATATCGTCGGCCACCATCGTCTGAACAAACGACTTCAGCGGAAAGAGAGCGCGCTGATAGACCGAACGGCCGGTGTAGCCGTAAGCCGAGTTCGTGTACTCGATGTACAGCGGGTCTTCGTTGAAGAAGACCAGCGACCGGGAGGGGTGATATGCCTGTCCTGCGGCCGTGATAATGGTGGGCTTCTGGAAGTCCGGCGCGTTAGGGTCCTGATTCAGCACCAGCGACCCGGCAGTGTTCAGCGGGTCGAGCGCATTGAAGTACAGATCTTTCTTCGCGAGATCTTCGGGTTTGATCAGCGTATTGGTATCAACGCCTTTAGCGCCAAAGACCAAAGCTGCAGCGCCATAAATCTTGGCCAGGCGCCATGTGTTTGCGATGTATTTGTTCGCTCCGATCTCGTCCCACTTTCGTTCGAAAGCCTCACGAATCCTTTCCTCTGGGCTGTTCGGAATCGAGATCGTTCGCTTCTGGCTCATCGCCAGTTTGATCGGCTGATCTACGATCTTTGAGCCGAGCGGATGAAACGCGTAAATCGTCTTGCACAACTGGTACGACGGCTCAGCACCTGGAATGATGTCATCCGCCATGAGCAGATCAGTCAGGCTCGAGGATAGCGCCGATCCTGTGATATTGATTTCTGCCATGTGGTTTTGTCAGTTACAGGCCGTCAGAATCTCCTAGGCCGATTGCAATGCCGTAGACGCCCGTGTCGTACAGGTCGTCCGCCTGGTTGGGAATGCCCAGCCGATAACCGAAGAACTGGCTAAGGAAGTGGTTTTGAGCCCGCCCCTTGTATTCAACAATCTTGTTGTAGGCGTGCTCGCTGATTTTCACGTCGCCGCTATGGACAAAATCGGATACGCCCGTGCCGCGGGCGTCTTTGCTCATGGAGGTCAACTTGCTGTCGATAGCCTGAGCAGGCCAGCCGCTACGTGCCGCCCGCTGAAGGAGCGTGATACCGCTGCCCTTGTCCTCAACGAAGCTCCCGGCACTACCCATGCGCGCGCCGCAGAGCCTCGCCAGCTCCTCGACTCGCGACATCACGTTCGGGAACCACTCGGCGATCAGGTCACTCTCGATCTGGGTTATGTCCCAATCGAGAATAATCAGTTTGTGCCCGATGTGACGATTGCGGGCGAAGTAGGTCACGCCCGTGCCATCGTTCTTGTCACCCGCCTTGAGAGCAGAGTCGAGAATGGCGAACACATAATCGCAGCGCTGCGGCCACGGCACCGGAGCGCCGTCGACCAGCATGTTCTCGACCTTGAACAGCGTGCCCTCCAGCGGACGTGGCAACTGCTGATAGAGCGATGCCCACGTGCGGACGTTGTTCTGAAACTGCGCCCAGTGCTTTTCGGTGAACCATTGCGGCCACAGGTATTCGCCGATCTTTCGACCAAGCGGGTCGTTCTGGACTTCGCAGCGCGCCTGCAGACAGACGACTTCCCAGACGTTGCCGTCGCGGCACATGATCGGGCCGCTTTCGCCCTTCCAGTCTTCAGGAAGGATGCGGCCGGCGAGGTCGTCTTCGTGCCAGCGGGTCTGGATGATGACGACCCAGCCGCCAGGGATGAGACGAGTTTTCAGGTCGTCGTTATAGGCATCCCACGTCTTGTCACGGATCGTTGGAGAATCAGCCTGCTCGCGGCCCTTAACCGGGTCATCAATGATGATGCCGTTGGCGCGGTTACCAGTGACGCCGCCGAGAATACCGGTCGCGATGTACTCGCTACCGTTCGTCAGCGAAAATTCTTGTGCTGCGGACGATTCAGTCGTCAGTTCGCAGCCGTAAATCCCCTTGAACCGCTTCTGCTTGATGATCGAGCGGGTACGGCGTCCCATCTTGCGGGCGAGGTCGTCGCCGTAGCTGGCGAGAATGACCTTGCGATTCTTTTCCGCGCCAAGATACCGCGAGGGGAACACGACGGAAGCGTAAGTCGATTTCGCGCTACCAGGCGGCATGAAGAACATGGCCCGGCCGTGCGGCGTCTTGCTCACCCTCTCCATCGTCTCGAGAATGAGGCGGTGGTGCTGCGCCATCGTCGTTTCGATAGGCTCGAAGAATTCCGTGTCTGGATCTTCGCCGGCAGGCTTGCCCGGTATCTCGATGGCTTGGGCGTAGGAGAGTACGTCCTCTCTAGCCCTGCGGCGTATCCAAAGTTCTTGCGCCGCTTGCTCCAATGTAGGCGGCGAGTTCGTCATCCGTCATTTCCTGGGCGCTCTTTGTTGGGATCAGTGGGGCGCCATCCTTGCCAGTCATCTCTCGACGATTTGTAAATGAGCCGCCCGATTCCTTCGCCGCCTGCTCGAGCAATTGAGCGGCGAGGGCGGCATTGCCGCGAGTTGCGGCGTTCTGATAAAGGTTGTTGAGCGCGCGCAGCCGGAAGTTCTGATTAGCAATCGGGATAGAAGCCTGATCCTCAAGAAACGCCTTCCGAGTCGCCTCGAAAATTTCGCGCCACTTCTTGCTGAGGTTGCGCCCCATGAACTTCGTCGGGTCGTAAGTCGACACCTGCATCCGGGTAATTTCTAACCCGAACTCTTCCTTTACCGCGTTCGCTACCTGCGTAGGAGTGTCAAAGCACGCCAGCGCTTGCACGACGAACGCTTTCACGTCATCTGTGAGCGCTGCCATTTTTCAATTCTCTGTAATGCGCGGGTAATATTTACGCCGCCCGGAGCATGCATGTGCCGCAAGCCTGCGCGATGTTGAGGTGGCCGACTTCGGGAGCGCGGCGCGATGCCTCGATCAGCTTGGCCGTTTCGCCCGCTCCTATGCCGTAGCGGCGGACAATCCCGACGAACTCTTCCACGTCGTGCGATCGGATACCTAGCTTTGGCAAGCCGTCCTTGGTGAATGCTGGCGCACCGAACTCATCGACCTTCTGCGCTATGTGATAGAGCTCGTGTTCTATCAGCGCGCACCACTCTACGTCGGAGCACTCGTTGGCGTACATAGCATCAAGCGTGATGAGGTAGGTCGGGACTCGCCCGAACCATTCGTGCATCTGTTGCTCTTGCCTGCCTTTCTGCCAGGCGCCACAGCGAAACGTCACTTCTTCGCACTGGCCCACCACGCGGCGCATCTGCCGGCTGTTCTCTTGCGCAGCCCAGAGGAACTCTACGTCCGCATCTCTGAGGTGCTGGTGATCGGCGTTGTAGAGCGGAGAATGCTCGCTGTGCAGCGTCCTGGATACCCATTCGGCCACACCTTCGGCGGGCATGAAGCGCCTGAACCAGTTGCCTGCGTCGAACAGCGATGCGGGAGGCCGAGGGCGCTCAGCGAAAGCTTTTATCTCGGGATCCGCCTTCTTGCGTGCCATTCGTTTTTATCCGCTCGTGGCGCTTTCGAAGATCCACTCATTCGGAGCGCTTCGTGGTTCGGATCAATTTCCTACACACTGATACGCGATGACGTCAGTAGTGGCGCCGGAGTTGAACGTCACGGACGATGCCGAAGCATTTGTGGCACGCACCGCGCTATTCGTAGATGTGTTCGTCGCCGTGCACACGTAGGAAGTCGTGTTGCTAAATATAGCGTTGCCGGTAAAGGTCGCTGTTCCCGTTCCGGACGCGAGAGTCACGGTGCCGGTCACTATGTGTGGCGTTGTAACCGCAGTGCCGTTGGCTGAATAAACGTTCAGCGTGCCGCTACCTGCTACCAGCGCGCCCGATACAGCCATGTTGCCGGTATGAGTCCAGCTTCCCGTGCCGCTGTTGGACGTGATAGCCGTGATGCCGCCAGCTTGGCCTCCACATGCCGACATCCAGGGAAGAGCAGTATCTCCGGCGTCATTCTTGAACCGGAACCGCATACAGCCGGTGATAAATACTGCGTCGGACGTGCGATTGTTCGCCGTCAGCGTCTGGTCGAAGAAGGTCGCGCTAGCGAAGTTAGGTCCGCCGCCCAGAGCGACGCCAGAGTTGGTCGGGCCCGCAGCCTGGGTGTTGTTCGTGGAGTTGAGGCTTCCCTGAACGTTGACATTGCCTGTCACGCCCAGAGTACCGGCTATTGTGCCGCCCGACTTGGACAGATAACCGCCGAAGTACTGCGCGTGTGCCAACGCAGGCAGCAACAAAAGAATGAGTGCGAACTTGCGCATTCAATACCCCACAACGGCGAAAGTGGTGCCGGCCGCCGAGCCGATACCATTTAGAGCATTCGTCGGCCCGAACGGCAGCGACAGAGCAGCACCTGGAGCGATGGCAAAATCCGAAGTCGTGGCGGTCGCGCCAAAGGAGACATACAGGATCTGGCTGGCGTGGGTGTTTTGCACCGTTACCCAACCTTTATATGTGCCGGCCGCAATGAGCGGTGCCGAGGTCGTGCCAACGCTGTTCGATGAACTGACACCGGCTTTCGATGGGCCCGCTACGCCGCCACTACTTCCAGAGCCAGAAGTGATGTAGACGGGAATTGCCCCTGCGGGATTTCCTTGGTCATTCGGGTAGGTCATCGTCTACTCAGAAGTTGATGCCGATCTCTCGGCTATACCCCGCGATCTGGTGGCGAGGTATAAGTTAGGCGGCCGGGTTCAAGCGGCAGTAGTGCACGAAAACCCACCGAGTCCGCAGGGGCAGTCCGTGTGTGGGCAGCAATACCCCATGATTGGAGCCAACTCGATGTTGCATTTGCCGCAGCGAGGATTGGCGCTAACCGCCGGCATTACCGGGATGAACGGGTATTGTGGTGCGATCGTCGGTTGCGAAGGGATCGGACCGAATGGCTGACGTGCATCGCGCTCCTTGGTCAGGATGGCGACGATGCGCTCAAGTTCAGCGACGCGTTGCGCAAGGGAGCCGACGTCGAGTGTCTTTGTGCCTTCGCTCATGATCCCATCGCCTCAGCCGCACTGCGCTCATAAAACCGTCCGCCGATCATGGCGTGGTCGCGCAACTCAATGTATTCAAACTGCGTGTGTTTCTTCTGCGTGTCGACGTGGCACAGCATGAAGCCAAGCGCCCACTTCTCGCCGGCACAGTACGTCGCCGCGCGAGCATGCCCGCAACCAAGCTGGTGCCATTCGCTCGATCCGAACTGCGGCGAGTAGAACGGCCAGACGATGTGTTTATGATGGTGACCATTGAATCCCGGCACGCCCATGTTCCGGCCTTCCGGGAAGTGATGCGCCATCAGGCAGTCGTACATGACGTGATAGTTCTTCGCCAACTCCTGCTTCATGTCGCGCTCGCTGAACGCAGCAAGATCCATCCGGGCGATGTAATTCACCTGGTAGGCTTCGAGGCCCAGCAGCCTCGGCACCGTGAAGCCGTGCAGATCAGACAGGACAACCTTGAGCGCGGGCGTCGCTTCGCCGAGGTGGCGAATGAGGCGCGCTTCGTGGTTGCCCTCAATGTAGACGATCTCGGTGTCAGGGCAGGCGACACGAATGTCGTTCAGGAACGCGTGCAGCCACTTGATGCGGCCGATCACATCCCATTCGCGCGGGTCGACGCCGTACTTGCCGAACTCGGGCAGGTCCAGTGCGTCACCGTTGATGACGACCTTCTCAGGCTGCACCCGCTTGGCGGTATCGATGAAGCAGCGGCGCCAGAAAGGATCGCACTCGATGTCGTGAATGTCCGACGCGACGAGAACTGTCTGGAAGCGCTTCGAGCTGGGGCGCAGATAAGCGTCTTCCCATCCCGATTTCTCGACGTTCATGCGGCGCTGCACGTCCTTGCTGGCGTGCTTGGCAATCGCCCGCTCGAGCCCGTGTGCGTGGCGCGACAAGACGATACCTGCCTGGCGCTTGAACTCGTGGAACGTGCCGAAGTGCCTATTCCATGTGGATTCGGAGATTTCCGAGTGCACACGGAAGTAGTTCCGGCTGATTACCTTGTCTTCGTCGATCTTGGCGATGCGCTGAAGTTCGGCGATGCAGTCGTCTGCGGTCCAGTCGTCGCGAAATTTGCGCTCATTCTCCGACAGCGGGACCTTGATCTTGCCACGGAGCGTGGATTCCGGGATTCCGAGCTCGCGGGCTGCCGCACGGACGCTGCCATGCTCTTTGACAGCCTTCTTTAGCTCGCGAATATCCACGGTTTCCCCTTAAGACGTCAATTTTGGTTTGAACTCAATGCACCAGTCGTCCGGATTGACTTCGGGCCACTCAGCGCTCGATACGCCGGTTGCAGGGTCATAGACGAACACTGGCGGGTAGCGCCGGCAGCGCATACCTTCCGTCCTGCTGCAATGGACGGCTCGACATTCTTTACAGATCTCCGTGCGCTCAGCGACGACTTTTACTGTCTTGCGAGCTGCCATCGGAGATCCAGAAGAAAAAAGCCCGCAGCCTTTCAGCGCGGGCAGAGTAGCCAGGGGAAGCTACTAGCGAGGAGAATTGGGTGAAAGCTACTTTGTCGCAGACCGCGTGACCCGCAGGTGGCTATCGCCAGGCGCGTCGCTAATTTCACCTTCGTGTATGCCGCCTTGGTAGGCTGCTACGTGCGATTTAACGGCGGCCCTCCGGGAAGGTTCTGTGCGCCGTACTCTTTACCCAAGCCCGTTCGGACCAAGGGCGGCATGCATGAAGGTCGCACGTTACGGGTTCGTGCATCCGGCCTATCTTCCGGTCGATTTCGCTGAGTCAGCGCTTTCGCGGACCCAGACTCAAGCCCCGAAGGGATACTCTGGCGGGCAGCGGCGGAATCGAACCACACCCGGCTAGGATTTGGAATCCTGCCTGCCCCCTGCGCTACCACCCATGTTCTGGCGCATCCCTGCCGGAATCGAACCGGCTACCGTACCGCCGTCAGCGCGCATTTAGTCACGTGCGGTCACAGACAACCTAGACAGGATGCATTGAAGCGTACGATTTCTTACCTCTGTACGATTTTCCCGTACACGCTGCGGCAAGCGTACAAGTCACTAGTCGCCTTCCATCTGTTCGGCAATGTCCGCGCATACCTTGGATGCGCCGAGAAACATCGTCGACCACCACAGGTAAAACGCCGTCACTGGATTCATTTGGTCAATTCCCTCAATTCGTCCAGCTTCGCGATGTACCAGGCCCTCAACGCAGGATCGAGATTGCGCTGACGCTCTAGCGCCTGCTCAATGTCGTCGATGATTTTCTGTGCTTCAGTCATGAATTCTTCCGGGTCTTACTCTCCCGGCAGAGCGGCGTTGCGCCACGGCGGGATAACGGGCTACCGGGAAGCAGCCGCGGGGAAATCGAAAAGTTCTTCGGCTCGCTTGCGCGCCTCCGACCAGCCGGGCTTAACTGTCAGCGTTCTCCGCTTCTCGGCGCGCTTCTGTTCGTTGGCCTGTTGCGCCTGCTTTTCCTCAAGCACACGCTCGGGGTTCCCGTACATTCGGGATTCGAGGGGAGTGGGGAAGCGCATGACGGAGCCGGAAATGAAAAAGCCCGCGAGGCTTTCACCTGGCGGGCTATGGATTCTGTGGGCGCTTCTTCAGCACCACGGAAGTCAAGATACACGAAATTATCCGGGTTTACAACACCCCGCGAAAAATATTTTCAGCCTGTCTCGCCACGCTTTTTCCCGATCATCTGTGCGACTATTTTCGGGATTGTATCGGCGCTTCCTGATAGGTCGACCCAATCGCATTCAAACCGCCACTGAGTAGCCTGGTAGGTGTTGAACGAAGCCCGCATCGGCTCCAATGGGCTCGGGCGCGGTATCGTGGGCGCGACAGCGCGATAGCCGTTGAACTGCGCACGCACGTTGCCGAGCTCCTTCTCCAGCAGCCGCCAGCGCGCCCCGTCGAAGTCAGGGGTAGCTGCGTAGCCTGCCTCATAAACCGTGGTCAGAATCTCTTGGATGGTGGTCTCATTTGGCAGAGGGCTGCGGGACCACATGCTCAACAGTTGATATAACGCATCGTGAATCGTCTTGCCGCGCGTTGTCATTCTGCCCACTCCAGTTTCTTCCGCGTGGGCGGAATCGTCTCCAGCGTCCCGAGATCGATCAGTGTGAAATACCCTTCGCGGAATACCGCGCCTGTATCGATGTGATACACGTTTCCGAGCACGGCCGGGCGCTTGAGCGGTGTATGGCCGACGATTACCGCGCGGACATCTGGCACGCCCGAAACGTCTTCCGCTTGAATGCGATCGCGGCACCATAGAACGTCTTGCGTGATTGCCTTGAGTTTGTTGTTGCTGGTCACGGCGGCGAACCTTGTCACCATTTCGCCCCACGATCCACCGGCGACATCAGCATGGACAATCCCAACGAGACCGTCGGCGGTCTCAACTTCGATAGCGTACGGCAGAGCAGCGAGCTCGATCGCGTACTCCTGCTGTTCGGGCGGCGTCTTGCCGATCAGCCATGCGCCTCCGTTGGCGGCATAGTGGTATGGATCGCGGTTGCCAGGCGTGACGTATCGGATCGCCATATCTTCGTGATTGCCTTGGACGGCATGGAACCACGGCTTTGCGATCCACTCAAGCGCCAATTCGGAATCCGGGCCGCGGTCGACCAGATCGCCAACACTGAACAAGCGATCTACGTCTGGATCGAAGCCAATGCCGTCCAACTCGGTTTGCAGCAAGCGGAACATGCCGTGAATGTCGCCCACGGCAAAGTCGCGTCCGGACGTATTGCGTGCGTAATGGTGAACGAATGCATTCATACCGCTACCTCCATAACCTTGATGAGCCCGCGCGCCGTGAATTGCGGCACATCCGGGTATTTCCAGCGATACCCGTAAGCCGACCCCCGCTTTCCGGTGCAGGTGGAACAGATATGCGCTGCCGTGGCATTCGGCTTACCGTTCTCGCGCAACCATTTTGCCGCCGCTGGCGCATTCGCAAATCTCTCCCCAGTCTCGACGCAAATTACCGGGATAGACGCGGAGTTCTTCTCACCGAGGCTCTTGCCCGCAATTGCTAATGCCATCTTTTCGCGGTACTCGGCAGATCGTTCGATACCGGTCAGGGACGCAGAAATCCTAGCTCTAACATCGGCTCTCACCACAGCCCCAATTTTCGCCTGCCTCATTTTCTCGATAGTCGCAGCATCGCGAGGCTTACCTAGCTTTGAAAGTGATATAGCCGACGACTTACGCGCCATCACATCCGGTGGCAGATTCCTCTGTGCGGCGGCGCATCTCGCGCGAAATTCCGCACCCATAGTCTTACCCAGACGAGACGCTGACATTTTCGATCGCGTTTCAGCGCTCACTTTTCGCCCGCGCATGGGAGCCGTCGCAAACAGCGCAATGTTGTAAAGCCGTTTCCTTGGGCGCGCGTCTATCTGCTCCTGTTCCCGCGCATCCAATTGGTCGACAGGCACAAATGCGATCTTTGAGAAAACTAGCGCATCCTCACCGTATTTCTTGTATGCGTTTTGCAAACCCTTGCACGTATGACATCCCCTCCTCAACAGCCGGAGATGAGTGCGCCAACGGCGCTTGAAGCTCATGGCCTGCCCGATGTATTGCTTTCCAGACGGGCTTGTTATTGTGTAGATGCCGCAATCGAAATTCATCAAGCCACCTGCAATTCTTGTTTTATCAAGCCGCGCGAAACGAACATCGGGTAGAGCAGGGTCTTTGCCTCTTGGTAATGCCGGTGCGAATCCTCCTGACTGATTCGCGGGTTGCTCCAGACCGAGAATCCGCAGCGCTTGTTTTTCATCGATACCTGGATCGCCGCGCGTTGCTCCCAATGCAGTTTGTCGACACAAAGATCAACTTGCTCGGAACGATGCTTCCAGATTTTCGCTTCCGACATTGCCGATCGTTCTGCGTCGGTCAGCTTTCCGGGGATCTGGTAGTCGCGGCACGTGGGATCGCAGCGGGGGAAGCCAACCGCAGGCGAATACATATCCTGATATCTGTGCCAGTCCAGAAGTAGTTCTTCAACCTGGTTCGATTGGTCTTGCGTCATCTTGAACCCCGCACACACGATATTGTGGAAAACAACGCTTGTTAGCGAACATATTGTACATCAACAACGCTTCGTAGTCCTATTTAGAAGCGCTGTCAATCCTCAATTTTGCGATTATTCTTCGAGCCCCGTTGCGCCCATGAACGAGTAGTTCACGCCGTCATCTTTTGAGGGCGAGGCGGGTACCTCTGGTACGGGTCCATCCCTCCACTTCTTGTTATGCATCGTCGGCGCCACATACCGCGGACGGTGGAGGAGGTAGAGACCGACCAAGCCGCACATTGAGGCGACACCAAGGGCGTAGCCGACTATCAAGCCTGGAACGAATGCGCTCATGTCAGCTGTTCCCTTGGGTAACGATGGTTTCAGATTTATGGACGGTTGTCTTGCCATGGCGCTCGCTGTAGTTACGCTCCGTCGTGACAGTGCCATCGTCGCAGCGTGTGAAGTAATGCCAGTCTCCTGACTTGAACGCGTAGACCTTGCAGCCGTCCGCCTCTCGGATGATGTGCGGCGTTGCATCAGCGCGCTCCTGAGCCTCGCGCTTCTCCATGTCATGTTTCGCCCAGTCCGAAAAGAAGCAACCGTAGAGAAGGCCGCAACTCGCAGCCGCCATGAATACCCATTGCAATAGGGTGCTTATGCGGATCATGGTTGTTTCTCCGGATGCGCTTCTAGGAACGCCGCCATGCTCGTGTAAATTTTCTTGTCGCCATAGAAAACTGTGACGGGCCATGGGGTATGCATGAAGACCTGTATCGCGGTGATGGGATTAGCCCCTTCTAAGCCGAGAAGGCCCTCGCCATATGGGCCGGCGGTGAAAATCGGCGTCTCCAGCTTCGCCCGCAACGCCCGCACCTCGGCGATAAGGGCGAGAAGAACGTCTGGCGTCGCGGCCTCGGCATACGCGGCGTCATCGGGGTGCATCAGCATGTTGCAGGCAAATTCTTCTTCCGAGTACCAAGCCTCCTCGCCGATTTCTTCACCACGAGCGACCGCATCCTTCGCCAGCTTTCCCAATGCGTCGATGTCGATCATGGCTGCTCCTTTGCGCGTGCTGCGTCGATAGCGACATCGAGAGCAGGGTCATACATGCGGTCGCTCTTATTGGCGTCGAAGTAGGCTTGAGCCTCTGTTGCATGCGGCTCCTCGTCTTCCGGAATAAGGCCGGGTCCTTCGAGCGTGTTCTCAATCCATTCCATCGCGCCCTCAGCGCCTTCGCCGTGCTGCCACTCGATCCAGGCAGCCTGCATCGCGACCGTGTTGTTATGCATGATCGTGCTCATCATCTGACCGCTGCGCAGAAGCTTTGCGTTATCAACGCGCAACCGCTCACACTCCGCGAGAACCTTTTCATACTCCGCGTAGAGACAAAAAATGCCGTCATCGCGGGGAGCGGCTGATGCGCCGTATCGTTGGGGTTTGGTCATTTGGCTACATCCTCAAAGGAAATTCGCGCCCTTTCATCTCCAGCAGCGTCACTCAACTGCACCCGAGAAATTCCCGAGATGCCGTCATCTATCCAAATGAAACTGTCGAGCATGAAGGTAGTGGCATTCGGAACGCCGAGAAAATCGTTCAGGTCGTTGGCGAGTTCGCTACCGCCTCTCGCCAACTCGACCCATGCCCTGAAGTCCGCGAGGCATGCGTCGAGCGATTCGACAGGAATAGACAGGAAGTCTTTGATCGAGCTAATGTTGTATTCCTTGCTCACGCTGCCTCCCGCTTGAGTCGCCGGACTTCGGCCCTGTAGAACGCTTTCATCTCTTGAATCTCCGGTATGGTGAGCTTTAACGGGAGGTGAGGGCCTTCAAGGCGCTCGACCTCGGCTAGGCCGATCTTCTTCACCAGGTTCACGCGGTATGCAACGAGAAACCCCGACTGGTGGCGGTTGCACGGAAGACATTGTTTATGGACGTTGGCTGGGTCGAACCTCAAGGCCGGCGACGATCCGCGACTCATGTAATGTCCGGCATCCCATTGACCCTGCCATGACGCCGGGCGCCCGCATGAGATGCACGGCAAGCCAGCGTCCCGCATCCTGATCCAAGCATTGAACGCCGCCTGCAGTTCCTTCAGGTGAGTGCCGCGAGTCTTGACCTTCTCCTTCGCCACCCGAGTAGCCGCACGTTCCTCGCGCTTGGCTCTGGCTTCCTTGCGAGCGTTGGCCTGACGAACGAGGTCAAGGGCGCAGGGCACCGAGCAAGCTTTGGACATACTGCTGATCGGCTGAAAGGAGTTGCCGCACGACCTGCAACGGCGCGGCTTCAGTGCCTTCTTTACGGGGATGGAAGTGCGGATCAAGCTTCCCTCCACGCTAGAACCCAAGACGCCAGCAGAGCGGCTGCACTTACCCATCGCATGATTTCCCATGAGCAGTGCGGCGCTGCGATGATGACGACGCACAGCGAGAGAAACTGGCTTTGCTTCATGCGACACCTCGCGCCAGTTCTTCATATCCCTGCGGCGCCGGGTCGGTCCACTTCACATCCCGCTCAGCGCCGAACGCATACATAAGCTCAACCAAATCGCTCATCTCGCGAATCGTCATGTTCCGCGTGCGCGCACCGATGACAACGAATCCGCCGTCGATACCAGGAACGGCCTTCTGCTTTTTCAGTGCCGCTGTCAGAACGTCTTTCCACTCGTCGGAAGTCAGACTCTGGCCATACCATTCGATCTGGCGCGAGAGGTCGGCGAGCATCGCCCACATCTTTGCGTTCTGGTCCAGCGAGCGAGTGCGCGGTTTGATCTCGACCACGTAACCATCCGGAGCCTGAATACAGGCCCGCGATGCCATCTGGCGTGCTGTGGCGTGAACGAGGCGGAAAACTTGTCTGTCGCCGCTCATTTGACCTCCGCTATGTCCCGCAGCGCAAAAGCGCAGAATTCCTTTGCCTTCTCTGGAGTCGAGTAGATGTATCCGCTACCGGCATTGCCGTCATAGCCAACCATGAAGTCATCGCACAACCGTACGATGCTCTCAAGGCGTTCCCGGCTTGTCCGGGAGGTACGCTTCAGGGTCCCTTCATAGCTAAGCGTGGCCGCATGACAGGACGCCAGGTAGGACGCGACGCGCATCCAGTAATCACGCTCTTTCTCGAGCTTTTTGATTCCGTCGCTCACGCCTTCACCTCACTAGCCAGATACTCCGCCGTAGCCGTCGACATCAGAGCATCCATTGCAGCTTCGAGCGCGTAGAGCAGTTCCATTGAGGCTTTCGTCCGGAAACCTTGCGCGCTCGCTTCCTCTACCTTGCGGGCAAGGGCTCCGACTTTCACTACGTATTCAGCACTGTTTGTCATTCTGTTTGCCCTCTCCAGGTGAGGTTTTGATCGATAAGGCTTAGTCCGCCTTCTTTTTCCCGCCACACTTTTCCGTCCCACCACACGCGCCATTCATAGAGCCAGCCGGCGTCGAAAATGCAGGCTTCGAACCAGCCGATGCGAACAGGCTTCTGATGCGGCGGATACCAGTCAGTCACCATTGGTTGGCTCCGGTTGTGCTTGTGCCGCCAGAGCGCGGCGCTGTGCGTCAATCAGGATGCGGGCGAACTTGTCGGTCCCGCAGAAGATGTTGTTCGCGGCCATAATCTCGAGCATTTCCTTGTGGCTCATCCCTGCGACTAGTTGGGTCGGCTCTTTCAGATCGGTCCTCATGCGGCCTCCATTGGTGAATTGGTCAGGACGTTTCGGCCGGCGCGAACCATTGCATCAATCGTCCGCACAACCAGCGCATCCGCTTTGGGGAACCATTCGCCGTCGTCCTGAAAGAGCTGGTCCGACAGCCTGTCGTATTCCTCGTCGGTGACGCCTAGCGCTTCGGCTGTCAGATAAAACAGGCGCGGTGTCGATCCCGCCCTCGCTCCACGCCCGATCCCAACGACCTCTTCGAACAGGACGCCAGAGCCGCCCAACAATTCGGTGCGAATCGACTCCTTGCCCCAATTGAGCTGGGCCGCAAGGGAGGCGATGGTCATCGGACCGTTCGTCTTCATGGCGGTGATGATTTGGGCACGCCGAGCTTCATTAGGTCTGTGCTCGCGGCTCATGCTGCAGCCCTCATAGCAAAGAAAGCCTGCGTCAGCGCATCCGGACGTGCGCTTGTCATTACAGTGGTGGAGGGCGCGCGCAACTTTTTCGGTTTTGCCGGCGCCCGCTTCTCACGAACGAAGTTCTCGCCCGGACCGGCTGTCCATACGTAGATGCGCATGTTCTTTGCGAACTCGCTTTGACGGTCTCCGCTCACATGACACAACTGCATTTCCTTGCCTTGGCGAAGGAAGCTATCGACCGTCTCGCGCGTGCGACCGACTTCTTTGGCGAGCTCGGCGGAGGTAGCTGGCCCGATCCGATTGAGCGCGTCGAGAACGTCAACCATCGTTTTGGTCAGTTCCGGCATTTCAAACGCGCGGCCAGTGGGAACGAGCTTGACCGGGTACGTCGGAAGGAGGCCGGCATAGCCGTTCTCGATCAGGTATTTGCTCAGGCGGTGCGGGTTGGGATGCTTCGCCAGCCTCGACAACTGGATGAGGGTCAACGGGCCGCAACTATTGAGCAGGTCGATTGCGGTCCGGATAGAACGGATTTGAGTAACGATCATGCGCATCACGCACCTCACTTGATCATGTGCCGGCGAATGCCGGTGATGCCACTTGGCAATTGATCGACGGATTCACCCGATTCCAGGAAGCCCGAGCCATCCGTGCCCGATGCCTTGATGAAATCGACTTCTACCTTGGCGCTGTCGACCAGCACTCGCGCGACGTCGGCCACAGCGCGGGCGCGATCAATATCCATGGGGTTATCTCTGCTGCGAAGATCGGCCAGCGTGTCGAGAAGATGCTGACGGACCGTAGTGATGTTGTTGCTCACGACTGCTTCTCCTTCGCCTCGCGGGCGATGCGGTTAATCTGGCGAGTGATGGCGCCTTTGAGTTGAACGAGTTTGGCGAGCTCAGGAGAGCGCGAAACGGGATGGTTTCGACGTGCGAGCTCAGCGCGGCTGATGCACTCGAGCCCATCAAGGGTGATCAGTGCTGCATCTGCGGTTTTGCGCCCGGGCCTGAAGACGACGACGTGCCCACGCGGGATTACACCGTTAGCCGACTCCCACACGATCCGATGCACGCCGACCCAGCGACGCGCAGGCAGAATGCTTGGGTCGTCGGTGACCTTGCGCTCGAGATAGCCGTCCTTGCTGATACGCTCCGACCCGATTGGCAGGTAGTTCACTGACTCCGACGCTGGGCGTCCTGCCTTAAATTGCGTGCGGCGGCAGTTCTCATGCGTTCCGCACAGGCCCTTCATCCCTTCGTTCCAAGCCTTCTGACCGCGCTTGAACTGCGTCGCCTGCATGCGCGGATCGGTGCGCCCACGCTGGATGCGTCCGCTGTCGACGCTCGCGAAGTACTCCGCCGACTTCTTCACGCCGAGTTTTTCGGCCATCTGGTAGACGCTGCGCTCGGTGCGCCCCATCTGTTCCGCCAGCGTCCGCGTCAGCGCGTTTGGGTATTCGCGCTCGAGCCTGGCGACGTCTGTCCGAGACCACGGCATGCGCTTAGTTGTACTATTCAGTCCAGTTTCAGTTCTTTCACTCATCCCGTCACCCCTTACCGTTTTCTCTTAGCCCACGCAGCCATAAGTGCTGCCTTTATCTGCTCACTTGCCGCTTCGCCGAATGCCGTTTCCATGTCTTTCAGGTATCGTCTTCGCCATTCGAGCGGCTTTTCGGAGACTTCTTCGACAAGCTCTGTTAAGCGCTGCAGATCGTTAATCATCAGAAAGGCAGCCCGTCATCGTTGGGATCGGCCGCCTGCCTAACGTGTGCGATTGCATATGCCGCGTGCCACTCAGCTATCTCTTCTGCGACAGGCAGACCCGTCGGCACAAACCAGAACTCGTCCTCACGCTCTAGATAAAAGCCTCGGTTTTCAATCCAAGCAGCAAAAGCCAAGTGAACGCCGCCGTCGTGGCTGCCCGATTCGAAGCATCCGGCGCAGTCGCAGAAGACGGACAACCCGTCTGGAAATGACGTGGCCTGTTCGGCGCCAATCATCCAGCGTTCGCCTCCAGTGCATGATTCCCGCTTCATCGCCTTGACCCCCGGAAACGTGGCTCGAATGTCTGCGATCAGATCGTCAATGCTCATGCGGCCTCCTTCTTGCGGTGGTGCATGTTGTACGTGTTCGGCAGGACGCTCTTTTTGTACGGCTGGTAG